GAAGAGATAGAGGCCCTCAAGGTGCCGGCACCATCCCAGGAGACGATATTGAAGGCATCTGGAGCAATGTCGCCCAAGCTCACGCTCTTCCTGGGAGAACTCGCCAAGGCTGGAATAATACCGGATCCTGATTGTGCATGCCATGGCAAAGGCTGCGCTGAATGCAATACATCTCTTCTGGTCGAGGAGCTGCGTGGATTTTCTGTTCTGCAGATCGGCATGGCTATCATAGGAGCATCCACAAGCTCCTGGAAGGAAATTGAAAATTTTTTCTCAGCCAAGAGGGCGCCGTCTGGTCCCGCATAGCCTGCACAGCCCAGGGCCTGGGGCCGTTTGACCAGCTAACCACGGCTCAGATCATGTTCCTGAGCATGGCCGGTATGGAGGACGCCATGATAAAAGCGGGCAACGGCACCGTGAAGCGAGGCGGGGGCGAGGATGGCGACATGGATGCAGACATTGAGTACTCTAAGAACTATGGAAAACTGAGGCGAGCCATGAAGCCGGGCGGTGAGATCCGCCAAGAGATGGAAGAGATCCGAAAGAAGCAGGCACCCTTCAGGGCCGCATTGGAAGCTGAGATTAAGGCAGTGGTTGAGCAGGAGGCTAGATTCAGTTGAGCGAACGCAATGTCTCTATCAAAATCGGCGTCGATGGGGCAGAGATCGCCATTGCCCAGCTCCTCGAAATTAAGAAGCAGCGAGATGCCCTTCTCGGCAAAAACAAAATCAATCTCAGTCTGAACACCGCGGGCCTCGATAATGCCCAGCGAGCCATGGCGGACGCCAGGAGAAATGCCGGCGCAGCCACGCGAGATCTCTCCACACTCGGCAACTCTATCACATCCAAGGCTATTGCGCCCCTAGCGGAATATCAAAAGCTGCTGGGCAGCGCCCTGCAAGTCAGCAAGACATTTGGTGCTGCAGCAGTAACCGCCCTGCGAGGAGCATCGGCAGAGTTCCAGAAGCAAAAGACTCTGGCCCAATTTTGGGGAACATCCGGCTATCTGGGCCAGGGCATGAATTCCTTCAAGGGCTCAATCTCAAGCTTCTTGACGGGTGGAGGCGCAGGCTTCACCGGATGGTTGAAGAGCAGCTCCTCGGCCATCGCAGAGTACCGATTAGCCCTTGTCGGAGCCTCGGCGGTGCTGGTGGGTTTTGCGGCTGTGGCGGCCATGAAGTCCAAGACCACGTCAAACCTGATCAATTCCNCCCTGGACACCCGCCTCATGACCAGGAAGCTCACCGACCAGGCCGGCGCAAAAGCCTGGATCGAGGGAGCCCAGAAAGATGACTGGTCCGGTGGCAGGGCCGAAAGGCTGGGCGTCTTCCAGACTATCCTCTCCAAAAACCCCCGGATCAATCAGGCCACGGCCCAACAGAGGACCGAGGAAATCGAAAAATACTTCTTTGCCAACCAGGAGATGCTCAAAAACAAGGGCATAGCATCTGCTGAAGCACTGGCCTCCAGGATCTCCGCTCCTCAGCTCGTGGGCGACGATGCCACGATGTTCGAGGACATTTTCGGACTCGGGTTCTCCAAACTCATGCCGGAGGCCCGGCTGGCCAGGCTCTCCACAGAAGCACCCGACCAGGACCAGATCGGCAAAGCCGTGGCGGCCCGGCCCGATGTCGTCATGGAGAAGAGGCTGAATGCCATGACGGCCTCGATTGGAGACTCCGTGCTGCCAGTGCTCAATGACGTGCTCGGGGCCTTTCTGCAGATCTCGGACGCCATAGGCTCCATCCCGGGCCTCGGGCCCATGATAGGCTGGGGTGCAGTGCTGACCGGAGCTGCCACGGGCGGCCTGGTGGTCGTGGGCATGCTGGGCAGCCTGATCCCGGGCCTGGAGGCCATGTACGCCCTCACAAAGGCCGACACAGTCGCCAAGATCGCCAACACCGTGGCTACAACAGGAGCAACTGCAGCACAATGGCTACTCAATGCAGCCATGACGGCTAATCCGCTCGGTATCGTTATAATGGCCATTGTGGGCCTAATAGCCATACTCTATGTGCTGGAGAAGAAGTTCGGAGTGGTATCCAAGGCCTGGGCCGTGTTCTCCAATAGCGGCCTCGGCAAAGGCGTGTTCGCTCAACTGGAGTCCGCCAAGAAGCTGGTATCCGACATAGGGAGTCAGTTCATGAAAGGCAACTCCGGCGGAGCCATCAAGATGGTCCTGGAGGCGGTGGCCATGGCATCGCCGATCGGGATGTTGGTCAAGCTCACGCTCTTCATGGTGGACTTCATGAGGAAGATCTGGGTGAATAGCGCATGGCTAAATAAGGCATTTGCGACAGGTTTGGCGATCTGGCAAAAGATGACGGATTTTTTCACCTGGCTGCTGAATCTCATCACGGGCATGCAAACCTGGCTGCGAGATGGCCTTGGTATCACGAAGTCTCAGAAGAAAGAGGAGCTCGATAAGGCCGCCGAGGCGGCAGGCGTGACCTGGGAGGCGGATGAGCAAAAGTGGTATAAGGACAATGTTCCTGCCGCCAATCCTAAGTCGGGCGTCTCGGCTGCGACGCTGGCAAACCTCGACAAGCTGAAGGAAAAGTATGAGAATACACCAGGGGGCTTCTTCGAGGGCATTCCGGGCATAAACGAGCTTACGGGCGCGATCAAGGCTCTGACGGATGCGCTTGGAAAAAAGGAGACGCCTGCTTATCAACAACAATACCCATCATCTTCAGAAGCCGGAACGGATACAAAAGGATCGTTTGCAGGAACGGGGCTTGGGCCGAACTCCCCTATTTTGCATTCCGAAGACAGAAAAACTGCAATCAATACCGACACTGGNGAGGAGTATACATATTCTCCAAATGCAAACGGCGGTATGGGTGGATATATACCCAAAATGGCTCGTGGGGGGCCGATTCTCGGCAAAGGATTCTTGTTTGGGGATGAAAGAGAAGAGGTAGATCCGGCGAATGTCGTGCAGGGAGGCGAGACAACCCTGGCAAGGATTAATAAGTTATTCTCTGGTATGTCAGGCGGCTCGATGGCAGGAGGGGCTGCACCCATGTCAGTCGGCAGTGTGAACGTTGATATCCACATCGACAAAATTGAGAAGGGTAGCGATGTCGATGGTCTCCTCGCAAAAATAAGTGATCAGGCAGCAGATAAGTTGCTTTTCGCCATGAGGAATAAGCTCGATAATCTCGGCCAGAGAGGGATAGCATATCAGAGGGCTTGAATATTTTAGGAGATGATGATTATCGCACTCAGAGAGCTTCTAAACATCAACGGTTCTAACTATCAGGCCCAGGTTTCTCTCGTGGACCGGGCCAAGCACGTCAAGATCCATGGCATTGAGTTGGGCATCCGAAACTACTCGGATCCGGACCTCAGCCAGCCAAATCCCGAGATGGAGTGGACCCAAGAGTTTGAGATTATCGTCCATAAGACTGTGGGCCAGAAGCCACTCACCCAATGCACCATCCCTGATGGCCTCTGGAACCTTGTGATGAAGTTTGAAACGCTCAAGGGCACGGACGGTGGAATAAGCGAGGTGCTGCAGAAGGTGCGCGATTTGGATGCAGGGCCCGGGCGAGTGGAGAGTGCATTGTTCAACTCCGGCCTCTGCATGTATCTGCAAAAGAAGATCATCAAACAGCCGAAGGGCAGCAAGGACTTTTTCCACACAATCGAGCTGACATTCATAGAAGCAAATTCAGGGAGTGTCTGAGCCATGCACATCATGCCGGAACTCATGATAGACGGCGTCGATGTATCTCGATATTTCATAAGCTGCCATGCCGAGCAGAGCGCCAATGGTACGAAGGACCCGGGAAAATATGATCTGGTTCTGGCCAACGTGGGTGGCAGGTTTTTTGGCGCGTTCGCCCCCAAGGCAGTCGAGCAGGTCGAGCAGGAGCAGCTGGGCAACTGGTCCCTCTCGCCCAAGAAGAAAGTCTCTCTGCGAATGATCTCCACCAAGTGGGGCTGCGAAGAGACGGCACAAAGCATCGTGACCATCTTCTCAGGCGAGATTCAGAAGGCTGAGGCGGACGAGCTTTTCGTGAGGATCGAGGGATCCTGCACGGAAGGCGGCATGACTAGCTATATGAAGACAGATAAGACCTTCACCGGCTGGAAGAACGAAGACATTGTGAGGTGGGTGTTAGATCAGTTTGGTGGTATTCCTGAAAGTAAACGGCACATCTACCCGGTAAATAACCTACCTCCGGATAAGACGCCCGAACTCAAGGGGGTTTTTGATTTCGATACAGCCCTCTACCTGCTATCGCAGTGGGCTCAAAGCATCTATTTCTTTGATGAAAATGATGATTTTTGGTTCGTGCCGGCTGCAGATAATAGGGGATTCCATGATCTGACCGGCAACATCCTGCGGGGCTCCACTGCATCCAATATCGTAGGATACTGCAATTATGTCGAGGTTTATGGGGGATCATACAATCCGCTGCCTGCCGAGGATGGATCAGAGGCCTATGACCATAATCTAATCTTCGCCGTTGCCAAGGCACCCGACTGGGAGATCCAGCAATGGAATGGTCTTGTGAAGGCCCCTCCTGTATATGTGCCGAATCTGAACCAGGAACAGTGCCAGATAGTCGCAGACAACCTNCTGCAATGGTACAGGCAATATCAGGATGTGCCCTCCATCAGGATCGTCGGGAAAGCGCCCGGCCTGCTCTCCAAGGTGGCCTATTTACCCTGGAATGGAAGCATCCCACCGATTGCCTGTGATGGGGTAGAGGAGGCCGAGATGGGGCTCGTGGAAGGCCTCGTGACGCGCCGAGTGGTGGACATCTCNGCGGACACCGGATTCATCACAACCCTCGATGTGGCCACTAATTTCATGGTTGCAGGCGTGTATGCCGGGAACGCGACTAACTTCAAATCCGACCAATCAATCGAGGGCACCTATGCAGGAGTGATATGAGCGTCAAAACCTGGGTTCTCCTGACAGCCGATACCTATCGGATTGCCATTGCATCTGCAAAGGCCAAAAACTCTACAATCGACTATGCCACTCTGAAGCATGATCGCTCCTGGACGTTGATCTATAACCCCGAGACGCAGGACGGCATATTCGTGAAGAAGCTGGATGCCATGACTTACTGGACATCAGGCTACTATGAGGCCTTCCCACAGTCGGGGCGGTCGAGGACACTCAAGCAGAACATACAGACCATAAACGAAAATGGCTGGCCAGTGATCACGGGGATTTGAATGGTCCTTAATACGCGTGACCGCAACATAGACTCGTCTCGGCGCGAGGACGCCCGGAAAGGCACGGTGGACCGCTGCGAAGTGATTGAGGTTCATCCCCACGTAGATCCCTTCGACGGTGGTGCAGGGGACCGAGATTTCAATGTGGTCGATGTCCAGCTCATCGACCGACCACGGGACTCAAGCGGCGCAGCACCTCTCGTGAAGAGGACCCGCATAAACTGCCTGCAGCATTATCATGGCTGCGTCCAGGGCGATCCCTGGACACCCAGGATCGGCGATATGGTCCTGATCTATTGGATCAAGGAACGTGAGGGCCTCGTCATAGGCACCATCCCATCAGTGCAGCAGGAGCCCATCTGCAGATCAGAGGCCACCTCGGAACACCAGGAGATCGTCTGCAAGAGGGCCCCGTGGGAGCAGCCGGGCATGAACCAGGACGGGAATTATGTAGTCTTCCCGCTTCCCAAGCACCCGGACTGCTTCAAGTGGTGGCCCATAACAAGAGACTACATCACTATTCATGATTGCCCCTATGGCCACAACAGGGCGCAGTGTGACAAGAAAGCGCCCTGCACATGCTTGGACGATCTGCAGAGCGGCACCTGGTGGAAAGTATTCTCGGATATATCGCCCACCATATATGATAAACCTCGGCGAGTGAAGTTTCACCACCACTG